AACGGAAACTGACCAAAACTTGATGGAGCGCAATAAATGAGTGAGAATTTAGCAACCGTTGAAAGCGAAAGCACAGCGGGGATGACGGTGGCGGAAGCCGCCAAAGCCTTTGAGTCGATGTTTGCCGAACCCGGAGAACAAACAGAAGCCAAGGCGCAAACGGATGAAGCGCAAGCCGAATCCGATGATGTTGGCGATGCAGAGACAGACGCGGAAGAGCAAGGCGAAGGGTCCGAAGACGTTGAAGCATCGAGCGAGTCAGACGAAGACGCTCAAGAACCAGAGCAATCCAGCGAGCCACCAAAGTTCACCGTCAAGATTGATGGCAAAGAACAAGAGGTTGAACTCAATGAGTTGATCAACGGCTACCAGCGAACCGCTGACTACACACGCAAAACGCAAGCATTGGCTGAACAGCGCAAGGCCGCTGAAGCCGAGCTGAACGCGGTGCGTGAAGAGCGGCAAACTTACGCTCAATTGCTAACGGCTTTGCAGCAGCAAATCCAGCAGCAGCAGGAAAACCCGATTGATATGGAGGCTCTATACAGGGACGATCCAATTGAATGGGTGCGGCAAACCGAGTTGCAACGTCAGCGCAACGAGAAATTGGCAGCATCACAGGCCGAACTCCAGCGCTTGAATCAGTTGCAGCAGGCCGAAGTGCAACGATCAATGAAAGCCAGGCTTGAGCAAGAAGCACAACTTCTTGTGGAGGCTATCCCAGAATGGAAAAACGCTGACACAGCGAAATCCGAAAAGGCGGCTTTGATTGAATTTGGTTTGAAGGAAGGCTTTAAGGAAGAAGATTTGAAAGGCGTGGCTGATCACCGCGTTGTCAAGTTACTTCGTAAAGCTATGTTGTATGACCGCATCGCGGCAAAGCAGGCAACGATCAAGCCTAAGCCGCCAACCGTACAGCAGGCCAAAGTTATTGCACCGGGTAATCCTAAGTCCGCCAAAGTTTCCACGAGTGAAGTAGTCCGAGCCAAACAGCGCCTTGCAAAAACCGGCAACGTTCGTGACGCTGCCAAACTGTTTGAACATCTTATCTAAAGGAAACCCAAATGACTATCGCATCAAACACCTTCCTTACTTACTCTGCAAAGGGTATTCGTGAGGATTTAAGCAATCAGATTTACAACATCAGTCCTGAGACCACACCGTTCATGAACAACATTGGACGCGGTACGGCTAGCAACACGCTGTTTCAGTGGCAGACAGACACGTTGGCGGACAACACCACCGCAAACGCGCAACTGCAAGGTGATGACATTTCCACGTTTGACGCTGTAACGCCAACCGTTCAACTGACCAACTACACACAGATCAGCCGTAAGACTGTGGTGATCTCCGGTACGGTTGAGGCTGTCAACAAAGCAGGCCGCAAGTCAGAGTTGGCCTACCAGTTGGCAAAGCGTGCGGCTGAGTTGAAGCGTGACATGGAAACCATCATGCTAGCTAACCAGGCGGCATCCGCTGGTGACTCGACAACGGCTCAAAAGACCGGATCGTTGCTCGCGTTCATCAAAACCAACACCGATAAGGGTACGAACGGTGCTGATCCTTCTTACACCACGCTGCCCAACGATGATCGCAGCGATGGCGTAACCCGCGCATTTACTGAAACCATTCTCAAGAATGTGCTTCAGAAAGTGTGGGAACAGGGCGGCGATCCTTCGATTGTGATGGTTGGTGCCAAGAACAAACAAGTTGTTTCTGGCTTCAACGGTATCGCAACGCGCTATCGTGATGTGCCTGCTGGCAAGCAAGCTCAGATCATTGGCGCCGCTGATGTGTACGTCGGTAGACTTGCCGCTTAATTGCCGACGATAAACCGGGTCAATTGCTGGAAACCCCTTAGAACCATGAACGCTACAGCACAGTCAGTAATGACAAATGCGAATGCTAAAAAGGGCATGGATTGGGCAATCAGCATCCAAGCAACCAAGGAATTGGTTGAAGGTTCAACGACTAGCGCATGGAGTCCAGACCGGACAGTAAAGCGCCACGACAACCCGGCTTGCTTTGCAAGAAGATATAGTCTGAGCTTTGGGGAAACTCAAAGAAGTTGGGATAAAGAGCCTAACGATAACAACGTGGATTTTGGACAAGTGAACATTGTGCCTAATAGGTTCCAGCGTGATCGTGACGCGTTTGTGCTGTCACCTGATTACGCCGGTGTGCATTTCCTTCGTCCGTTCCAGCAGGTTGAACTTGCAACAACGGGTGATGCTGAAAAGCGCTTGCTCCTCGCTGAATATGGCCTTGCCATTTACAACGAGAAGGCACACGGTTTGGCGGCTGACCTTTCGACCTAACCAGCAACAAGGAACGGGGGCGGAAACGCTCCCGTTTTTACATGGAATCAAAACTTTTTGAGCATGATCCACTTCTTGGCCTAACGCGCATTTGGCATTACGACGAGGCTACAGACACAGCGGTGATTGAAACAATCCAAGACGCAACACCCATTGTTGAAACCAACAAAGCACAGTTTGCATCCATCGACGAACGCGCCAGGTGGAACGGTGAAGGTCTTGGCGTACAGGTTGCATCCATCCCCATGAACATTTACATGGACTTGGTGAGCCAGGGCATCACGCGCACAGAAAAAGATTTTAAGAAGTGGCTCAATGATCCCGATAACCGATTTTTCAGGACTCGACCAGGAAGGGTGTAATGGACAAGAAACGAATTATTAGCGTATGCGTCCCGGCAAGGGACGAAGTGCATTCAGACTTTGCATTTGACCTTGTAAACGCTGTGGCGTTTCATGTTGCACACCATCCGAATGACGCTGTAAACGTCAACATTTCCAAGGGAACGCTTCTTGTAAGCCAGCGTTCGGAACTGGTAATGACCGCCATGGAAAACAACGCCGACGTGGTGCTGTTTATTGATAGCGATATGCGCTTTCCGCAGGATACGATTAAGCAGTTGCTTGACCGCGATTTACTTGTTGTTGCTGCCAATTGCCCGCGCAGGCGAATGCCAGTGGGGCCGACGGCGGCGAACTATGATCCAGAAACGCAGCGCAAGGTTCCTGTCTATACAGGCGAGCATGACACGGGTGTTGAACAAATTGACGCTGTAGGCACTGGTGTGATGATGGTTGACACGAACGTGTTTCGCGCCATCGAAATGCCGTGGTTTGCTACGCCATGGGATGTGGTGGCTAAAGGCTACATGGGCGAAGACATATACTTTTGCAAGTTATTGCGCGACAATCAAATTCCGTTGTATATTGATCATGACCTGTCCAAGCACATTGGTCACATCGGAACCTGGGAATATAAGCATCAGCATACTTGGGCAATCCGTCCGCAAGAAGACGCATACCGCGAAAGCATTGGTCTTAAGACCGAATTGCGTAAAAAGGACGCTGCCTGATGGCCCTATCCACTTACTCGGAACTCAAGACGTCGATTGCCGATTGGCTTAATCGAAGCGATCTAACGTCTGCTATTGCTGACTTTATTACGTTAGCCGAGGCCGAGTTCAACCGAACCGTTAGGGTTCGTCAAATGATTACGCGTGCCAACGCGACGATTGATAGCGAGTACACACAGTTGCCATCGGATTTTCTTGAAATGGAAAATCTGGTGCTATTGCTCACCACGCCAACCAAATTGGAGTACCTGAGCGATGAACAGGCTGATGACTACTTTACGCGTTACTTTTCGGCGGCTGGCACGCCGCGTTACTACACCATTATTGGTGATACGTTCAAAGTTGTGCCATCGCCTGGAACGGATACAACGCAAGTTCAGATGACGTATTACGGCAAGATTGCCGCGTTGTCTGATAGCAATACAACGAACTGGTTGCTGACCAAACATCCTGACCTTTACTTATATGGCGCACTGCTGCAATCAGCGCCTTATCTGCAAGATGACTCGCGCATTCCCGTTTGGAGTGCCATTTATGAACGTGGCATTGAGGCCATGAAACTTGAGCAAGAACGCGCCAATTACAGCGGAACAACGCCACGCGTTCGCGCCAAACCAATGGGGTAATCCATGGCTAATTCATTCTCCGACTATCTCGAAAACAAAGTGCTTGACCATGTATTTGGCGGATCGGTCTATTCGGCGCCTGCCACCATTTATGTGGGCCTGTTTACCGCTGACCCTGGCGAGTCAGGCTCAAGCAACGAAGTGTCGGGCAACGGCTATCTGCGCCAATCCATGGCGTTTACGGTATCTGGATCAGCCGCAACCAACACATCAGCCGTTGAGTTTCCAACCGCCACGGGTTCATGGGGAACGGTAACGCATACCGCACTTTATGACGCATCAACATCAGGCAATATGCTTGCCGTTGGGCAATTGAGTGCATCCAAATCAATCGGAACCAATGATGTATTCCGATTCAACGCCGGTGATTTTGACATCACCCTTGACTGATGAACGGTTACGGCGCTGGCGTCTATGGCATCAACATTTATGGGCAGGCAGCCTATGAAGATGCCGCTGTAGCCATTGCCGCGCAAAGCGCGACATCTACAGCAGGGCAGCGTATTGGTTTAGGCATTGCTGCCATTGCGGCAGCATCAAGCGTTAGTCCAGCGTGTCAGCGCATTGCCCTTGGTGCTGTGGCGGTTAGCGCAACAGCAACGGTTAGCGCATCAGGCTCAGAGGTTCACGAAGGTGCTGTAACGATTGCTGC